GCCACCTTAAGCCCTTTATAGTCCGGCTGTAAAATCAGTGTCTTATTTGACTGTCTGGCAAATACCCTGCCCTCATGGTCGTACTGCATGATAACGTCGCTCATGTCTGCACCGTCTAAAGCGTGTGCGTCTATTCTTTCGTAAATCTTTGTGCCGTCCTCAAATTCATACAGCAAATACGGCGTATCAAACGTAGTGGCGTAACCCTCTACGTAATACTCCGTCTGTATCAATTTCGTTGCACTCTGCGCTGTCAATGGCGCTGCCAGCGCCCTATATTCCCGCTCTTTCTTAATCGGCATTATTTACACCCTCTTTCTCTCCCAGCCCGCCTGCTGGTTCGCCTGCTGCCGCTGGCGGTGTCTGCTGCGGCTCTGCCTGCTGCCCTGTTGCTATGGGCGCTTGCTGTATAATTATCTGTGGCTTTCCATTACTGTTTTGCAGTTCGCTTACCTCGGTATACTCTTTGCGGATATAATACTTTTCCCCGTCCTCAACGTGTGCCATGTTCCATATATCCATAACGCCGTTTCTGTTCAATAGCGCACGGTCAAAAAGCTGTGTGCTTACACTTAACTTTGTGGCGTTGCTGGCATATTGCAGGCGGTTTGCTGAAAAGAAAATAGCATTACCGCAAGCTCTTTCTCTCTCGGTAAAACTCATATTTGTCATAACAAGCGATAGCTGTATTGCAAACGGTTCTATTTTCCCCTCGTAGTAAGCATTCCACGTATTTTCATCAAATTTATTTTGTAAAATATCCATGTTTGTACCAAAATGCGTGCATACATTTTCCTGTATATTCTGCATCTGCAATGCGTTTGGCGTGTATGGTTTGCTCTCTACCTGTTTCAGCTCACTAAACTTGTTATCATAAATTATCATGCCGCTATCGTTGTCGGCGCTTAAGTTATCCTCGGTAAAACGCTGTCGCTCTTTCTTTATATCCTCTGGTTTCAACATATTTGCCACTTTTGCCAGAAAGCGGATATTTGCAGAATTTTTGACAGCGTTTATAATTCCCTCGTTTTGCGTATGTATCAGCTGCATTGTTGGCTTAAGTGTTCTGTTGTCCTCTCCGAAAAGGTCGTCTGTGTATTCATAGTCTGTCATAATGCCTACACGTTCAAACTCTATAGCTCCATGCTCGCCATTTGCAAACAGATACCGTAAATACACCTGCCCTGCTGCCTCTACGACTTCGCAGCGTTGCGCTCTCAATGGATACCAGCCACAAAGCCGCCCGTACTCGTCCTCGATAGGTATAATAAAAGCGGTGTGTTCCACCGCTACATACGTTGCCAGACGCTTAATAAATTTTGTTGTGTCCATAAAATAGTTGGGCTTATGCTGTAGTGTCTTTTCCAGTGACTTAAGGGCGCTGCCCTCAATCTCCGGCTTAAGTTTACTGCAATGTGTCGCAAAGCTGTTTACTGCCGTTCTGGTTAAATCCATTTCATATACGCCGCCGTTATAACTGGTAAACGTCGGGCTGTATCCGTTCAGCATTTTAAAATAGCTGTCGATATATCGCAGCTCTTTACCATGAAAAAGATAATCTAAAAATTTCATGCCGTTTACTCTCCTTTCTATGCGGCATTTTTAAGCAGCTCGCCGCACTCTTCCCAGTATTTCTGCCGCACGGTCATTGCATCTATGACAGATACAAAGCCGTCGATATGCGCCCGCTGCTCGATTTTTATAGGTCTGAATTTTCTTGTTTCCATGTTGTGCTTAAGCGCAACATTTAAGAAATGTGTCTTTAGTAAATTGTTGTCGGCTATCTTAAAATCGCCGTCTTTTATGATGCCCTCAAACTCCCTTATAACTGGTGTAAGGTTTTCGCCTTGGTAAACGTCGTCCATGTGAAAACCATAATTTGCCATATCGGTAATAAGGTACTGGGCGCTGTATCTGTCGTAGCCGATTTTTAAAGGTCGTATGCCGTA